ACTGCCCAACGCTCCTTACGGCTGTGGAAGTCTTCAAAAACGCTTCTAGGGCGGTATTTTAGCTTTATAGGGCTATTCATCTGCCCAAGCTATCCTTAAATCACCACCATTACTGCCCGTAACTTCATTAACCTGCGTTTCTTTCCATCTTGCCCGTGTTTTTAACCAAAAAATAGCGGCCGCAGTATTGCCCTTTTTGGCTTGACTAAACAAAGTACCAGCTATCGCGGCATTGGCATCAATACGCCCTTCGTCTAACTCATCCTTGTAATACTTAACCAACGTATCAGCACTAATCTTTAATCGGGTAGCTATATCCTCATGAGGGCAGCCTAAAGCAGATAGGCGTTTAACCTGTTCTTGGGTGTCTTTTGTGGGTTTATGTGCGGGTCTGCCTTTTTCAGCCATTTTTATAACTCCGATAAAATAGCTTGTTTGCCCGTGAAATCTTCCCAACGCTTAACAATTACATCGCAAAACTTGGGGTCAAATTCCATAATAAATGCTTGTAATCCATTTTTTTCAGCCGCAATTAATGTTGAGCCTGATCCACCGAAATAATCTGCAATGGTCTTGGATGACAAATTAAAACGTTTAATGATCCATTCCATTAAAGAAACAGGTTTTTGTGTTGGATGTACCCTATTGGTCTTTTCTGATGCTTGTGTAAATTGACGAACAACACTTCTAAAGTTGGCCCATGCCAATTCACAATCGGTTTGGTCTGATTGACCATTGTTTTTATCCCAAACAAGCCAACATTCACTATCAGGCAATACTGAACAGTAGTAATTTGCACCCCACCATATTTGTTTTGCATCAGGATATAGGCCATAAATCAGGTTAAACGCATCTTTAGCAACATCGGGGTTATCGTCACCCATAATGTCTGTGCCGTAATTGGCTTTGAGTACCGATGATTTACTGACAGCGTTCATACCGTATGGTGGGTCGGTATGTATTAAATCAGGGTAAACCCCAACCATTAATTTTTCAACATCATGCAACATTGTGCTATCACCGCACATAAGTCTATGATTTCCAAGAATATATATATCGCCTAATTTGGTTTTAGGTTCAGTTGGTATATCAGGTACAGCATCTTCATCGGTCAAACCTTCAACAATTTCAGGATCAAGCAATGCGTTTAACTCTTTATCGTCAAATCCTAAAAGCGTTAAATCAAATCCTTCATCTTCAAGGTCTTTCATTTCGATAGATAGCATGGCATTATCCCATCCAGCGTTTAATGCCAGCTTATTATCTGCAATGATATAAGCCTTTTTTTGGCTATCAGTCATGTCAGAACAATCAATAGTAGGTACTTTGTCCAATCCTAGCTTTTGGGCGGCCATTAATCTGCCGTGCCCCGCAATGATTCCAACACCATCGACCAAAATAGGATTGCGAAAGCCAAACTCTTTAATGCTGGCGGCAATTTGCCCGACTTGTTCAGGGCTATGTGTACGGCTGTTTTTTGCGTAAGGAATTAGCTTATCTACAGCAACTTCTGTTATTTGCATATTTAACCAAGTAGTTAGTTAATGATGCTTAATTCTACACTTATTTGACTTCTTTATCCAAGTCTTTAAGTTTGTTGGCAATCATCTTCCTGCGAGCAATACGGTCAGCAAGGTTCTTTTCGTAAGTTGATTCTTTATGATTACGCAATAATGCGTTCTCTTTTTTGTATTTGTGATCCATATGCTTCATTTGTATTCCTTCATGGCTTTTTCAAGATGTACTCTAGGTTTAGCGGTTTTAGCCGATTCTTTAAAGTCTTTAGCTGTGGGCGCGCCCTTACTGCCTACCTTATGCATATGCTCGCCTGAACCATGTTTAATGCGTTCTTGCTTGGCGTGGATATTGGCGTAAAGACCGTTTTTCATTCTTTTTCGCCTACATATTTGTCGTAGCTTTCCTCAAGCTTTGCTTTGCGTGTACCTTTGGCGTATTCGCGTTCAGTATTAAGGGCAATAGCAAGAGCCTGCTTTTTTGAACGGCCTGATTTTTCTTCAGCTTTAATGTTTTTGCCGACTGATTCGGCTGATCCTGATTTGTCTAATGGCATGATTAGGCCTTAAATTTAAGTAAATAGATGGTGGTATCGATTTCTTGCGCGATATTGTCAATCAATTGCACAATTTCTGAATCTGTCGGTAAGTCTGAACGAGCATCTTTAACAAATGCCTGTAATGATTGTAAATATGCCAACGGTTCTTTAGGCATATGGTATGTGCTTGGAAATTCAGTAATCTGACCATAAATGCCAAAATAGCACTCTGCTAGTTCATCTGCGGCTTCGATAATGCTCTCGTAAAAATGGCCTAAAGTCTTGTGTTTTGCGTAAGATTTGGTAGCCCAATGGAAAAAATGGGTATTAGTACCTGCATGAAGCAAGGTTGCCAAAAATAACGCCATCGATTTTTCCATAATTTCACCTAAATGTAGGGCCATAAGCCCACGAAACTGCTGAATAACGAGTTCCGCTTGTTACAGGTATTACTCGATGCTGTAAAAAAGACGGAAAAACAACTATATCTCCCTGATATTTTAATACATTTTCGTCTTTATTTGATTCTAATTCAAGCCCACCACCTTCAAAATCTTCATTTAACAAAATGCTGATGGATAGTTTGCGTTGTTCATCGTTTATGGGCGATTTGGAATCCATGTGCCAATCATAATGACCGCCAGCTTGGTATTGGGACATTTGGACATTTTCTAATCTGCGGATGTCATAACCCCAGTATTTGTTTGCTTCAACGATATAGGATTGAACTACGCATCCAATTGGAGTTAGCAAATCTTCCCAGTAAATGTTGGTAATTCTAGCTTTTAGGTCAACTTCACCTTTATCAATACGATTAACTTCAGCGGTTTTGCTTTTGTTCCAATCTATTGATTTAATTGCATATTCGCAAAATTCTTTAGGTAACGCTTTTTCAAATCTGTGAAAGTATTTATTTAACACGCTGGATTACTCCTAATGCGCGGATTGCTGCATCAACATTATCTACGCGGCTGATAGGGCCACCTTTCCATTTGCCCATAAACTCTAGTTGGTCAGGTGTAAATTTGGCTTTGGCATCGCGTTTAATTTCCATGAGCAGGGTTTCGCCTGCATATCCAACCAACAGGTCGGGACAGCCATGTTTCATAGATGCTAAAGAAACTACGGTAGCCCCTACTTCACGCAGGGCTTTCACTATTTCTTTATGGTTTGTATCAATTCTTGCGTATGTCATTGATTTCTCATTAAAATAGATTAGTATTGGCTAACTTGTTGATTATAGGGAATATTGTGAAGATACTGCTGCTTGACATAGAAACATCACCCAATACGGCCCATGTATGGGGGCTATGGCAACAGAATGTATCACTCAATCAATTGTTAGAATCATCATACACTATGTGTTATTCGGCCAAATGGCTAGGTGAAAAACAGATATATTTTGATTCTGTCCAAAAAAGCACATCTCAATCAATGTTAGAAGGCATACACGGATTGTTAGAAGATGCAGATGCAGTAGTTCACTATAACGGCACTAAATTTGATATGCCGACTTTAAATAAAGAGTTTTTAATTCACAAAATGACACCACCGCCCCCAATTAAGCAGATTGACTTGCTTCGGGTGGTAAAAAGTCAGTTTAGATTCCCCAGCAACAAGTTAGATTATGTAGCCCAAAGGCTTGGATTGGGCAAAAAGAAAGACCATGAAGGGCATACGCTGTGGATTAAGTGTATGAATGGCGATAAGCAGGCATGGAAAACCATGGAAAGTTACAATATCCAAGATGTCATATTGCTAGAAAAGCTGTATAAAAAGCTATTACCGTGGGTCAAGCAGCCAATTAACTTGAATGTAATGAAAAAAGATAGGGGTGGGTTTGATTGCCCTACCTGCGGAAAAAGTGAAATCATTAGCAAAGGGTTTAGATATACCACTACTGGGGCTTACCAACGCTATCAATGTAAATGTTGTGGCGCATATTCTACCGATACAAGAACTCTTATACCTCACGCAAAACTAAAGCACCTAGCATGAAGATCACGCCAAAAGTCCTCGAAGGGATATATTTAACACTTGCTAAATGCCATCCATTTTTGAAATGGGACTTACCGCCTAGCGAACTCTGTCGGTTCTTGATAGTTGACGATAATCAAGTTATGGCAACCTATGAGTATGATGAATCACTTTCTAGGCCGCACATCTTTTGTATTTCCAAAGCGCGATGCGGTCATTACGATACTGTTACTAGGTCAATGGCCCACGAAATGATTCATTGCTCCCGTCATAAGTCGGGCAAATGGACATTGCATGATGCCACCTTTAAACGCAGAAAGATGCTTGTAGGTAAAGAACTAGGCTTTGATGGTCACGAACTATAGATTTTTTGTAGCAAGCAAGTAAGCACCATAGTTTGCAACAGCATACCCAAAGTACATCCACGCCAATCCAAAACTACCTTTCCACAAGCTTTCGGCAAAAATATAGGCGTAGATAAGGCCTGTAAGAATAATTAAATTAGAACTCATTAATTAATTCCAAGGTTTGTCCAAGTAGCTGTTCTTCAGATATGCCATATTCCCTTTCAAATCGCTTACGCCCCATTCCATGAATTGAGGTATTTGATGCACGATGGTGGTAGACACAGAGCGGAATGATGGGTGCTGTAATGCGAGGGATATTACCTCGTCTAATGTGATGCAGTTCTGCTGGTGTTCCCTCATTGCCTTGATGCCGACATAATGAGCATCCCAGTTCAGCGATTTTTCGATTGCGTTCTCGTTCACTTTTGGTCATGTTTTTTTATGCTGTCAAACAATTCACTCCAGTTGTTGACCTGATAAATTAAATCTTCATTAGGTATTTCGTAAGTATCGGCCTTCAATTCAAAGGTTGTGCCGTTACTTCTTTCTCGGAGTGTGCCTTTTTCGTGTAGTTTAGCAAACCATAAAAAAGTAGCTTTTGGCAACCATCCACAGATTGTTAACACATTGTTATTACGGTTCAAACTTGTAAATACATAGCCGTCAACATTAAATCGGGTTTGCGATGCAATTAAGTTGTTAACATATTTCAAAGTAGGTGTAATAGTTCTACCCATTGTTTTAATGTCAATCTTTTTGCCGTGGATTACAAAATCTACGCCACCGTCATGCGTGGTAGTAGGCTGCATAAAAGGCAATCCTAACGCGTGGGCCATCATATTTTGACCAATGACACCGACTAATTGTTGCTCTTTAGTACCGTTAGAATCATCAGGCCGCATACCCAAGTTGTTATGCTCTACAAACTTTCTACTTGCTTCCAATACAAGATTGGGTACATGGACATTAAACGCCATTAATGTAGTCAACCGTCATTTGTTCAAGCTTTTCAGCGGATTCCGCGATGTCTACGCTTAACTCTAGCATTTGTGTAGGATTTGCAGATTTGAGTGCATCGTCATACATCTTGCACAATAGCTTGAGAATTAAAAATTCTTCGGTGACTTTTAATGTGGTCATTTTAAAATCCTATCTTGGTTACGGTTTGATACTTCTAATGTCTGCCATGTCGCATGGCGTAAACGGGCTGCTTCTAGTTCCCATTTAAGTTTTTCTGCATTTTCTGTCGCTGCGCCAATCGCTTTGCAGAGATTCTGATAATCTTCGCTTCGATAAGCTTCACGCTCCTGCGCCCCAAGCGATTGTTCAGAAGTTTCAGCCATTTTAATGGCTTTGAGTGAACTCTTGTACGCTTCAAGTTGCGCCAATTCACCTTTAGCTTGTGCATATTTGCCTGCGTTTTCTAGTATAAAGTCTATACATTTATTTGGGTCTATCTCTCTCATTTTCCTAATCTCTTTTTAATAAGCATCTTCATGCGTTCTTCTTTTTCAGGATATTGCGCTAGTAGGCGCACTACCTCGGGCCAGCCACGCCTTTTTGCTACGGCTATATACCAATTTACTAGGTAATCGTCAGAGTTGTTCTTCAAGTTGTTTAATCTTTTGAGAAATTCTTGCGCGCCATTGTTGCCAACCTTCACCAGCGTAGGCTGGACATTGTACTTCTTGTGCTTTCTTGGCTGTTAATTCTTCGCTTGAATACCACGGCAATTCAGGTTTTTTGTTTGGTTCGATGTCTAACTCATCAGTCCAGCGTTCAGCGTTTAAAAATGATGCAGGGTATGGTATGTAATCTTTTGCTGTTTCCTTGATCTTCCAGTATTTAAGAAAATTAGGCATAGCATCAAGACATTCTGCCTGCTGGACAGGGGTTAACTTGTTCCAAGCCTTTTCAGCGTCTTTACGGGCCATTTTGCGTGGATAAAGCTTATAAAAGTCATCAAACCCCATCTTGAATTTTCCCGTAAATTTGCAAGGTTAACTTTAAAAGATACTTGATGTCATTAAGACTTAACTGGCCCATCAATTGCAATATCTTAACTACAGCAATGTCGTTATCTAAAGGCTGGGGTTTAACCAAGGTTTCTATCATTCTCAAATTCCTTTAATTGTTCGCGCAATGCTGCACATTCATCTTCAAGCATTTTTGTGCGATTTGTGCTTTCAATATCCGCAAATTTTAAGATTGGCTTATCTAATGCTTGTTTAGCCATCTCGATATAACGGTCTACTTCAAGTCTGTCCTCACCACCAATAGCAGCGTTACTGTGAGCAATCGGTTTACCCATCGTATCGTAATAGACTTCGCGAATTTCTAGGTAATCTTCGTAAGCCGTACTCATATCTACTAATCGTAAATTCCAAGTCATTTTTTACTCCAATCTAGTTAAGATAATTGAAGTATATGTTAAGTTGTCTTAATGTTGTCCATTTATTTGTAGTGGTTTTCCCTAATGTGTTGCTTTTTTGCCATAGGTTGCCCAAAGGTGATAAGCCTTCATCCATTCTTAAAGATGTATAAGAACTAATGCTACCGAAGTTAATGTTCATTCGTTATAAGACTTGTCTATCACCATTGTCCCTATAACTTGTGCGATACCCATTTAAGTTCGCGCGGCTTGCTATCAGGTGTAGATAAGCCGATGTATTCTTCCACGCGGCCCATTTAGGCCCTTGATTTCGTTTGGAGTACGAATGGGA